CGTTCTTGAAGTTGCGGTGCTTCGGATTCTTCTCGTGCCGAGAGATCGAATAGAAGTCGGCCCAATCGCCATTCAGCAGCAGGCACTCGACCTTCTCCCCCTGGAGGTGATCGACCGCCGCCCGCAGTGCCGTCTCGTCGTGGTACGGGACGTGGATGTCGGAGAGGACGCCCACCTTGCCGGTGATCCCGAGGTCGAACGGCAGCCACGGCTCGGCCTGCGAGGGCGGCATGGCGAGCCGCTCGCCGGCCTTGCGTGGCGGCCGTTGTAACGGCTTGTCGTGCGACTGCTTCCGCCGTGGTTCGCCGTTTAATCCGAGGATGCTGCGGATGCGGCTCCGGGCCTGCTCGAGCGTCAGCGCCCCGTTCACGTCCTCGACGAGCCGGCGGGCGAGCGTTCGGGCCGGGGCTTGCGGGTGCTTTCGGATCAACTCACGCACCATCTCGGTGATACGGTCATCCATCGGCATCCTCCTCACGCAGGAACCCGAACGCCGTCACCACCGCTGCGATCTCCTGGCCGAACTCCTCGACTGCCTCTTCCGACAGGTCCGGCCACCGGGCGTGGATCAGCTCGTGGACGAGGACTTCAAGAAGATCGTCCCCGCGAAGGCTCTCGGAGACGCGGATCAGACGCTTGTCGTAGTCACAGTCCCCGTGCCGGTCGGACGGCACCCGGCAGCGGCGAACGCGCCACCGCTGATCGGAGATCCACACGGTAATCGAGCGGCGTTCGGCCATGCCGCCATCTTCGCCCGCCGGCAGATCACCCGGCGGGGGGTGTGCCAGCCTCGATCGCTCGTGCCACGGCGATCCGGGCCGCGGTGGCGAGAAACGGCAGCCCGCGTTTCGCGGCAGCTTCGCGAAGGTGGTCGACGATCTCTTCCATGTGCTGCCAGCAGGAATCGCCCCAGGCGTCCATCTTCGCCGCGAAGGCGTCGCACCCGCACGAGCCGTCGTCCCTGATGCCGAACCATGCGAACGTCCGGCGAAGCTGGCAGCCGGGGCCGCAGTGCGTCGGGGCCGGCTTGCGACATTGGCGGATCGCACCGCGGACCTTCGAGACGAAGCCGCATCGGGGGCATGTGGCGTCGGGGGTGGTGAGGTCGCAATTCATGGTGACAGCGTCCAGCTAAATGTCGTGAGGTAGGACGCTGTTCCGTATGGCAACTCGTGCAACTCAAGTTCACCCGTTCCCGACGTAGAACTGCAAACGTCGAACTCTGTTTCGCCTGATGGAAGAGTGCATTTAAGTACGACAAGATGGCACTTATTGCTGAATGTTTTGTAACCTCCTATCGACATAGTAGCCACGCTTGCCGGATAGATGCCAAATCCGTTGCCGATGTTGACGATGGCAACCAACTTAAAAAGCGTGTCGCTGCAATCGCTGTCGTATCGAGACAAATACTGATTGCATATCCCGGCTTCTCGCAACCAAGGGTCAATGACGTAAGTTCCGTTTAAGAGACTTGCGTCTGACAGAGACCCTGTCGTTGGTGCCCATCCAGGCGCAGAAGACAAGCCGCTGATCGTCAAATACAACGCGTCCGGCGGCGGGTCGCCATCGCAAAACGTGTCGCAGGATGTGACTGTCGGATCATCTGGGTCTGGCTCGTCGTAGCACTCTCGCACGAGCCCATAGAGAACGTGCTGCCGCTTCTTTGTGTTCCATCGGATCGTCGCGCGAATCGTAAACGTGGTTTCCACGTTGTCGCAGAGTGACGAATACGAAACGGTCCCTTCCCCCGTGTGCGGGTCTGACGTTGAAGCGTCACCTCCGCCGGAGACAAGCGGCACCGATCCGACCGTGACCGCACCATCCGCCGCCGTGATGACTCGACCATCCGGGGCGACAAGCGATCCCGTCGAAACGATGACCTCGACGATGTTTTCCGTTAGCGCGGACGACGGCGGCGGGATCGTGCTGGCACCAAGAACGTAATTATTGCGCCAAAACGACACGACCACGGAGCATGGGAAGCGAGTGCCGGGACTGCTACCTCCGAGCGTGAACCCACCGCTGACGCGCTGATACCAGGGACCGTCGCCGTCCATCCCGTCATACGGGTCGGAAGTGTCGCTGTCTCCGGTTGCGGTAAAGAAACCGTCCGTAGTGTTGCCCGCCTCCGCGCCCTCAAAGAAGCGAGTGTAGACAACCTCAAACGCGGCACCTGTATGCGGGTTCGTGCACGTCCGCTCGCACGGATCGCACGGGACGCACGTGCATTGCTGGCAGCCGCCTTTTCCGCCGAGCAGCATCAGACGCACTCCGCCCATTCAAGGTGCCACGTCCCGTCGATGCTCTCGCACCCGACCCAATACCCGCCGGTCGGCCCCGTCACGGTCTGCGCCCGGTTGATCGCCACGAACGTCAGCGGCCCGCTCGTGCCGGTCACCGCCTGGGAGCCGTCGCCCTTCCACTGCGTGACGCTTGCCGTCGCACCTTTGCTCCAGGTGCCCGAGACCTTGCCGAGCCGGATGCCAGCCGCCCCAGCGGCCCCGAACCGCACGAGCGCCCACTTCCCCGCCCCGGTGCCGGATTCCTTCCACAAGATCGTGGCCTCGCCGCTCGAGCTGCTGGTGAGCTGCGTGAGATCGCCGTCCTTCGCCGTGGCAAACGTGTCGCCCGCCGACACGACGTTAATTTTCGCCTGCACCACCCCCGCCACCGCCACTCTTCCAATCTTGCCGGCCGCGATCGGCTCGACCGCCACCACGAACGCCGAGCCGCCGGTCGGTAGGCCACCGGATAGCACCGGCTGATCTTGGAATTGCTGCGTGGCGTTGCCGGTGGCTCCGGACGGCGTGAAGACGACGCCGGCCACGGAGAGGACGCCCCAGCGGTTGACGGTGCCCGTGGTCCCATTCTGGGCGAGGATCGGCGTGTACGAAGACGGCCCGGGCATCGGTCCATCTGCCACCCCATCAGCGCCCTGGCCTAGCACGATGTCCGCGGCGTCCTGCGCACGGTTCCACGCACGGGCACTGATCTGCCCTCGGATCGGACCCTTCTCGATGCGTCCCGGCCTGCCCTTTTCGCTCATGCCACGCCGATCTTGAGTTGAGAGAAGTCGCCATCTTGGTAGACGCGATTGACGTAGACCGCGATCGGCTGCCGAGTGATCTGGCTCTTCGCGGTGTCGGCCACGGTGGCGTACCGCACCCACAGGTATTCGTGCCCGCCCTTGGCGATGTTGTTGATGTCGCCCACCTTGAGCGGCAGCAGCGTCTTACCGTCGCCGGCACTCGGAGAGGCGACGAACTTGAACGTGATCGCCCCTGGTCCGTTGCCCCGCTGCTCGTCCCATTCGTGCGAGCCGCTGGCACCGACGAACAGCACCTCGCCGGCCTTGAACCCGCGGAACGGTTCCTTGTTGACCGTGCCCGTCAGTTCTCCAAGCTTACGGATGTAGGCGTCGGTGAGGACCGAGAGCGGCACGTCGTACGACTCTTGAAACTGGAACGCTGGCACGACGATATCGACGCCGTTCACCCCGTTGTCGTCGACGTTGATTGCACCCTTCATGGACGCGCCATCGTCGAGTCCCGAAGGACCGTAGACCTTCTCGCCAGTGTCGGTCACCGTCCCGGTTGAGTCCTTCACCTGAAGTGCGTTGGTGATGTGCTGCGTGCCGCCGGATGTGTCGAAAGACCGGGCACGCTTGAGCGGCGCGGTCTGCGTTGCGTCGTCGGCCCCGATCTTCTCGTAGTTGATCGTGACCTTCCAGCAGTCATCGCCCTGGTACTCGACACTGTACGACTCGGCTCTGAGCTTGACCGTCGGCTGGCCGGGGTACTGCCAGTAGGGGTAGCTCGTCGAAATGGCGACGTTGGCCGCTGCGTGCAGAACGTCTTCGTTGGTCGTTCCGAAGACGTTGAAGACGCGGGTACGGGTGCTCGCGTCCTTTCGCCCCAGACGGAAGATCGTTGCCGATCTCGAGCTACTGTCTTCAACCCAAGTCAGAGCCATTCAACACCTCACGCGATGATCTCACCAGCTGCTAGTTTCTCGAGCAACTTTGTCTGCTTGATCGATTCGTCGAGCTGGAGCTTCTGCACATCCCCGCCCGCCATCTGACCGACGCCGAACGCCGAGAAGGTGCCGGCGATGCTTGTGCTGCTCTTGGCCGCTGACCCGCCGGAAATCGACGCCGGGGCGGATGTCTGGGCCACCTTTTCATTGAGAGTGGTCTTGGCCTGCTCGACGGCCGCCATGCGGTCGGCGGCACGTCGGCGGTTCGCGTCCTCGCGGCCCATCATTCGCCTGTCGAGGTCCGACATCGCTGCGGACTGCCGATCCCTTGCCGCCTGCGATTCCGTGGCGTTCGTACTGATCGCCTCATTCATGCGGGCGGCAAGGCCGGGCCGGTCCTTGCCGCGCTGATCGGCCCTCGACTGGTTTTCCTTGTCGATGGCGTCGAGCTTGCTTTGCGTGTCGGTCGCCCCTTGCAGGTAGCCGGTAATGCGAATCCATGCCTTTTGGATCTCTCCGACCATCATGTCGAACGTCGCCATCACTCCGTTGGCCAGCTCGTCGAAGATGCCCATGACGACGGACGACACTTTTCGGACAGCGTTCCCGGCATCGGTGGACAGGAGATCAAGCCCGATCACGACGTACGTGCCGAGAACGTCGAAGGTGTTCTGGATCAGACTCACCCATGGATCGATCACCCCCATGATCGCCGCCTGCCCGCGGAGCCACGCCGCCTGCACGCCCGACCAGAGGATGTCGATTGCCCCGGCGATGTCTCCAGCCGCGATCGAGTTGTAGACGCCGGCGATCGTGGTGGACGTTGTCTCACCGAGGTCGGCAAGCAACGCCTTCGCGTCGTTGATCGGGCCGTCGAACGAGCCCCGCAGCGAGCCGGCCATCTTTGCCAGATCGACGCCGGCCACGCGGGCCGCGACTGCGATGCCGCCGAGGACGGCGGCAATCGCCAGCACCGGGCCGCTGGTGGCGATCGTGATAAGCGCGCCGCCTACCGTTGCAATGATCTTTGCAAACGACATGATCGAGGGCCCGATGCTTGCGGCGATGCCAGAGACGATCGAGAGCCCTTTGCCGAACGTGAACAGCAGCGTCCCGACGCCGACCAGAGCCCCGCCAACTGCGAGCACCTGGCGGACGAGTTCCTCGTTCTCGCGGACGAACCGAGCCGCTGCCTCCGCCATGCCGGCGATGGCGTTCGACGCCCCGACAACGGCGGGAGCAACGGCACTGCCGACGGCCTCACCAAGCGAGACGAGCGAGGCTTGAGCCCGAAGGACTTCGGCGTTCTGGTTGGCGAACGCCATGCCGGCGGCCATGATCGGCCCCGCAATCGCCGATCCGGCCAATGCCATCGTCCGGCCGACGCTCGACAAGCCGCTGCCGAGGTTTCCGACCTGCGTGTTGACGATCCGCAGCGCGTTCAGCAGCTTCGACGGGTTCGCACCGATCTCGACGTACACCTGGCCGCCGCGGACTGCTGATGCACTCATAGATCACCCTCCCGCGGGTCCAAACAAGGCTTCAAGATCGGCTTGTGTCGGCTCTCTCTTCGGTGTCGGTCGCTGCGTCGAGAACGGGTTGAACTTCGCGGCTTCCATCGGCGGTTTGCCTTGCCCCCGGTGAGCGTTGAAAAACTGCGCCATCTGCTGTGCCGTGTGCCACCAATCAGACTCAAGGCGTGCATCACGGGCCGCCATCAGTTGACGGACGGTCCACTCTCCGGGGTGGACGCCGAGGATGCCGGCACACTCCCAGACGACGGCCCAGGTGTCCGCAGCGCCGCCTCCGCCTGCCGGGTCACCTCCTCCGCCAGCTCGGTCATCCGAGCTGCGAGCGAGGTCACCACGCCGCGAAGGCGAGGGGGGAAAAAACCGACAAGCTCCTCCTCGACCGCCACCCCTCCGTGCTCGAGCGACTCGCCACGGAGCCCGTCGAGGAACTCGTCTTTCGAGAGCCCGGCTTTCTCGATCGCCGGCAGGAGCAGAGCGTAGAGCGTCTCGCCGAGGGCCGAGAAGTTGCTCCGCAGAATCTGAAACGTGCGGGCGATGTCGCCGGCGTCGATCAGGTCAAACGGCACCGGCTCGGTCGGAGCCGGCTCGTCGGCCGACTTCGGTGGCGGCACGACGCGGACCAAGTCCTTGACTCTGGCCGCCGACGACACGGTCAGCGACACGTGCCACGGGCGGCCCTGGTCGTCCCGAAACTCTCTCATGATCGGAGCCCTGCGGTGGTCATTTGCATCTGGATCGCGTACGCCCGAACGTCGTCGAGCGGTTGCGCATCCGAGACGCTCGTCACGACCGCCGTGAACGTGTGCCCGCCGGCCACGACTGCGATCTCCGTGCCGGCAAGGCTCGCCGCGACGGCGGTCGATGCCGCGGCGTCGTCGATTGTTTCGACGGTGAGGGAGACGCTGTACCCCGTGTGGTACGACACGATCGTCCGGCTGCCGAACGGCTGGAACTCACGGGTGACCGCGGCGTAGCTCACGGTGACATCACGGACGCCGGGCACGGCCACGCCGTCCCACGTCAGCCCAGCGTCACGCCCGAGGGAGATCGCCATGCCGCCCCCTCATGGTCAGGAGGTCTTCTTGGCGGTGAGCGTGAACGTCACCGCACCATCGAGCGGCCGATTCTCGGAGA